AAATTAGGTGACGGTAAAGTAGAGGTAAGTTAATGCTTCAAACCTGGAAAAGTGCTCATCCACAAACAGAGTTTGCACCAAGTTGGAATATACCTTTTTGGAATGCAACTTATCCAAATCCTGCAGATATAGATTTTGCAAGAGAATGGATTATTAATAATGAAAAGAAGATTGTCGATCAGTTTAATGAACCTTTTCATAGAACACACGGAGATGGTGGCACAGGTCTAGGTAGTGATAGTTTAACTAGTAAATATCCTTATTTTAATTTATTTAAATTAACTAGAGATCTTCCTGCATTTAAAAATATTTTTAGTTTTATTAAAGGTCAATATATTAAATTTATTGATGAACAGTCAAATGGTAGAACAAGAAACTGTGTGTTTGTTAGTTGGGCCAATGTAGTAAGAACTGGACAAGAATTTGATGTTCACGATCACGGCAGTGGTGAATATGCTTATTTGAGCGGTAATATGCATTTAGACAATTATAAAACGAGCACATTGTACTATTGCCCATTTAATGAAAAGAATGTAAAATCATTTGATAACGTAAAAGGAGGATTAACTATTTTTCCTAGTTATGTTAAACACGGTGTAAAAAAACACAGTGAAAATAAAGAAAGAGTAAGTTTAGCATTTGACTTATATGTTGAAGGCGATAAGTTTACTAACGGCAACGAAATAGAATTTATAAAGGTTTAAAATGTCATATATACTTGTAGATACTGCAAATACGTTTTTTAGAGCCAGACACGCTGTTCGAGGTGATGCTGATATTAAAATTGGTATGGCCTTACACGCAACATTTGGTAGTATTCGAAAGGCTTGGAAAGACTTTAATGGCAGTCATGTGGTGTTTTGCTTAGAAGGACGTAGTTGGCGTAAGGACTTTTACGCACCTTATAAACGTAATAGACAAGAAAGCCGTGATGCTCTTACAGTATCACAACAAGAAGAAGAAAAAATATTCTGGGAAACGTTTGATGAATTTAAAGAATTTGTATCAACTAAGACAAATTGTACCGTACTGCAACACCCACAACTAGAAGCAGATGATCTTATTGCAGGTTGGATACAAGCACATCCTAACGATGATCATGTTATTATTAGTACAGACGGTGACTTTGCACAATTAATTGCACCTAATGTAAAACAGTATAATGGTGTTATGAAAATTACAACTACTCACGAAGGATACTTTGATGAAAAAGGCAAACGAGTTGTTGATAATAAAACAAAAGATATTAAACCTGCACCTAATCCAGAATGGTTATTGTTTGAAAAGTGTATGCGTGGCGATACTAGTGATAATGTGTTTAGTGCATATCCTGGTGTACGTGTTAAAGGTACCAAGAACAAAGTTGGATTACAAGAAGCATTCGAAGATAGAACTTCAAAAGGTTACAACTGGAATAATTTAATGTTACAACGTTGGGTGGACCATGACGGAGTAGAGCATCGTGTACTTGATGATTATCAAAGAAATGTTGTTCTTTGTGATTTAACTGCACAACCTGAAAACATTAAAGAACTTATTAGTAAGACAATAGCAGAAGGTATTTCTGCAAATAAAGATATTTCACAAGTCGGTGTTCGCTTAGTAAAATTTGCGAGCAGTTATGATCTTAATAAAATAACAGAACAAGCACAAAGTTACGCAGAACCGTTAAACGCAAAATATGGAGGGAAATATGCAAGCCAAGCCGTTAGTGCCTAATAAATTTTGGATAGTACAAGATAAAGGCAAGAAAGTAGGAACACTACAAAAAGATACCAATTGTTATTATTTTGTAACTAAGATGGAAAAAATTAGATTTGATACTAAAGAAGATATTTACAGTACATTTGGTAATGACTTCTTTGAGGAAATTGTTAAATCAAAAACCAAGAATCAAAAAGTTTTAGAAGTGTATGAATACCCTACTTCAACAACTCCATACAATCCGTTGTATGATGTTAAAAATGCATTACCGTTATACAGCAAAAGTAAAAAGTCAAAGAGTTTATACTGTGCAGGTTATTACTGCATTAAATTTGCTAAGGGTTGGGTAAAGAGTTTTTGTCCTAAACTTATTACACTACAACGATATGGTTACAAAGGGCCTTTTAAAACTGAATTTGAAATGAAACAGGTACTATCAAATGTCTCGAAAACCTCTTAATACTATTGCTATTGAACAGTACCTAGATGGTGTACGTGTAGCAACAAAAATGCAACAAAAAGAAATAAGGTTAAGTAACGATCAATATAGATCCTTAGCAGACTCTATTTCAATGGTTTTAGCAAGGCTTGTTGAATTACAAGACGCACAACCTAAAGAAGAGGAAGCCATTAACGTACAAATGGATGGCGGATCTTTCTGATCTAAGATAAATATATACGTAGTTAATTTAAAGGAATTACGTATATGAGTAGACCTAAACCAATAATCTTATTAGATCACACTGATAAGAATACATACAAAACTGAACAAGTGCTTCAAGCGGATGCCATTTGGGCGGTTTTTTATAAAGGAAAGCCATTTAACTTAAAAACGTCTAATATGGTTTCTCCTGTTCCAGGTCCAAAATACAAAAAGGTTTCTTTTTCAAATCCAGGTCACGCACACAATCTAGCAAAGAAACTAAATGCTATGTATAAAGTAGAGGATTTCGCTGTTTACAAATTAATTACAGGCGAAAAAATTTAGATGGATATTAAGTATGCTTACACCAAAACCTTTATGATAGGTGCTGGTGAAGAAGATAAATCAGACGATTCAATTAAGAAGAACTATATGCTTTGGTGGCAAAATACCAGAGAAAAAGGTGCTAAAGGTATGCGTCTTACAAGAGCCGGTTTTGAATATGCAACTGATAAAGCAGAACTTAAGACATACGAAATTGGATTCCCTAACGAGATACAATTTACTCCTCAGGTATTTTTATACTTAGACGAGTTTATTGATTGTCCATATTTTGTTACAAAGAAAAGAATTTTCGTTTTCAGCGAAAAAATGGCACTACAACTCATGATGTTTGCGGGCGATATTAAACAATACGGACTTGCCCGGGCAATGGCTAAAGAAATATCCGCAGAATAATTGGTTCATTTTGGATAGAATTTTATCCAAAATATAGGAAAAATCGCTTGACATTTTGCTCTGCGATGCTATACTAATATTATAGTTAGTAACAAACAAGAGAGGTCAAAAATGTCAAAAGCAACTGCAACAACTGAAAATCGTACAGTTACGCCTAATGAGGCAAAAACTGCCGTACAACACGCAATGAAACTGAAGCGTCCTATCTTTTTATGGGGTCCTCCAGGCATTGGTAAATCAGATATCATCAAACAAATTGGTGATTTACTCGAATCTCATGTAATCGACATTCGTTTGTCTTTGTGGGATCCAACAGATATTAAAGGTATGCCGTATTATAGTGCAAACGATAATACTATGAAATGGGCACCGCCTGTAGAACTTCCTGATGCCCAACTGGCTAAGAAGCACAAAAAGATTATTTTATTCTTGGACGAGTTGAACTCAGCCGCTCCGGCTGTACAGGCCGCGGCTTATCAACTTATCCTTAACCGTAAGGTAGGTACTTATGTACTGCCTGATAACGTAATGATCGTTGCCGCTGGTAACCGTGAAACTGATAAGGGTGTAACTTATCGTATGCCGGCACCACTTGCCAACCGTTTTGTTCACTTAGAGATGCGAGTGGACTTTGAAGACTGGTTGATTTGGGCAACTGAAAACAAGATTCACCCAGATGTTGTGGGTTACTTGACTTTTTCTAAACAGGATCTATATGATTTTGATCCAAAGTCTAGTTCCCGAGCATTTGCGACTCCGCGTTCTTGGAGTTTTGTGAGCGAACTTCTCGACGACGACCTGTCTGAATCAACTTTGACAGACCTCGTGGCAGGTGCCGTTGGTGAAGGGTTGGCAGTTAAATTTGGTGCACATCGTAAGGTTGCTTCAAGTTTACCTAATCCAACCGACATACTTAACGGTAAAGTTAAGTCTATGGAAACTAAAGACATCTCTGCGATGTATTCACTTACAGTTTCTATGTGTTACGAACTACAAGAGGCTTTTAAGGCAAAGGCTAAAGATTGGAATTCAATGGCTGATAATTTCTTCGGCTTTATGATGGACAATTTTGAAACTGAACTTGTAGTGATGGGCACTAGGGTGGCTATTGCAACATACAAGTTGCCGTTTTCACCTAAAGACTTGAAAAACTTTGACCGTTTCCATAGCAAGTATGGTAAGTATGTCCAGGCCGCTATGGCGTCCTAACTAACTATAGAGGGGGTCTTCGGATCCCCTCGCTTTATTTAGAGTAGAGAAAGCAATGAGTAGACATTTTTTCGAAAGACTAAAGCAAGGTTATGCTGGGACAAAAAGATATGTAGGTACAACTTGTACTCTATCTTATTGTAATGAGCGTTCTTCAATATACAAAGGTGCAGGTTCTCGTCTTTGTGAATATCATCAAAGTTTATTAAGAGAATACGGTGGTCCTGCTAGAATGGATCGTCCTTGGACATTTAATAAAAAACGTACCTGTGAAATTTGTGGGCATAA